AGACAGCTAAAGCGTCTGTTTGCCATTCATGCAGAACGGCTGTCGCTTTTGATTTACCAATACCTGACATGAACGGAGTATCGGTCGGACTAATATTATATATTATGTCAGACAGATCTTCTCTTTGTCCATTAGCGTCATAAGTACTGTAAGTTCCTGTAACTTGTGTCATAGGTTTATGTCCTTATTGTTGAGTTATTTGTTATTAATCATATCTAAAAATATGCTAGTCGCATCATTGACACTTCCAGATTTTTTTAGACGACTCAACTTTTCTTTTCTTGCTTTTGAATTAATTATAAATTGATCTTTTTTAACTCCAGAAGAAAATGGCCTTGAAGGTTTAGAAATCTTTTTAGCAATATTTGGTTTTGCTTTTTGTAAATTTCTATATTTCATAGCATCATTCACCAACAACAATATTCTATGATCATAAACTTGTCCTATCTCTTGGTCATTAAAACCAAAATCATTCAAGTAAGTTCTCATAGATGATTTTAAATTTGTTGCTTTAGTAGGATCAGCAAAGTCAGGCAATTTTTCAATTAGCTTACTTTTTTGATTTCCTAAATATTCATCAAATTGTTTTTGTTGTTCAGCTTGAGTAACTTTAAGAGCTTCGTTAAGTTTTTCTTTCTTAACTTTTATTCTTCTTTCAACCCTCATAGCTTCTGTTGGATCATCTTCGTACAGCTTTTCTAAATCATCATTACTTATTTCTTGATCTACTTGCTGTTGAGCATCCTTGACCAAATTATTCAATTCATTAAGTTTTAAAGAATAGTTTTGTCTTTGCTTTTCAGACTCAGATTGAAATTGTTTTCTTTCGTTTGAAAGTAATTCAGTCTTTTGTCTGTAGTCAGCATCCCTTGAATAACCGTTTCTCAACTCATCAAGTGTAACTTCTAATTCTTGTCCATTTACTTTTACTTTGTAAGATGGGGAATCTGGTTTCTCTTGAGTATCAATCTCTTGTTCTTCATCAGATACATCTTCGGAAGTTTCTTCTTCGGATTCTTTTTCAGTTTCCTCTGTTTCTTCTTCCTTTATTTCCTGTTCTTGAGGTTGATCTTCTTGAGATTCCTCATTTTGTAGTTCAGGAGAATTTTGTTTAATTTCTTCTTTTGGTGGCTCTTGTTGTCCAATAGTTTCTTCTTCTTTTGGATTTAATAAACCATTTAGTGCAGATTGTGCTTTATCTAAATCAGTTTGACTTTCCTGTAATGGATTACCATTGTCTGACATATATTTTCCTTTTTAAGTTAAGTTCCTCTTATGAGGTTGACTTATCCTAAACTTGATTGTTTAGAATTTTTGTTTTTCAATAGTGGCTCTAAAATCCTCTAATTGTTTTGAGGCTAGTTTTCCAGTATCTATAATTTCTCTAAAGTGTTGTTCTACTTTTCCTAAAACTTGATAAGCTAACCATAGCTTTTCTCTAGTTTCAGTTTCGTTAGTTCCTGTATTTAATAAGCTAGTTGAATATAAATTTTTTAACTTATCAAATGCCTCTTTAAAAGAGGGGTTGTCTAATACTTCTTTAGCCTTTTGGGATTGGCTCACTTCTTGGTGGAGTTTGCCTTCCTGCATCTTGTCCATTTAAACCTTCAATTTCTTGTTGTAAATTTTTTGTAGATTTTTCAGCATCCATTAAACTTTTAACTTCACCACCTAAAATAATTTTATTTATATCAGCGTCAGCTTTAATTTTAGAAGAGTCTAATTGTGTTTTATATTTTAACTCCATGTCTTTAATTTTTGTTTCAAAATTTAAAATTTCCATAGCGTTATTACTCTTAATCTTTTTCAATTCTAATTCTAGTTCTGCAACTTTTCGTTTTTCTTCACTTGCAATTCTAGTAAATTCTATTTTCTCAATAGGTGTAGGCTCTGGAGGTTGAGGTGGTGGCATCATTTGTTTTCCTTGATCTGGATCAACAAAATAATTATCCACATTTTTTAGACCAGCATTTTCAATAATTTTAGATAAACTATTGTAAATGTTTTTTAGGCTCACCATTGGGTACTCTTTCCCACCTTGTAATTGGAACGCTTGAATTTGTCTTTCCAAAATATTATTCATCATCATTATTTGTTGATCATTAGTTCCTGTGCCTAAACCAACAGTAATTGATATGTTAAATCTATTTCTCCATTCCGTAGGTTTTACAGGAATGAATTGATTGTTTAATTCTACAATTCTTTCTTTGTCTTGATACTTACAAGTTAATTCAAATATTTTTCTAAATAAATCTTTAATACCAGTTTCGGCAAACACTCTAGCGACTAATTCCATTCTCATTTGAGATTGTGTCATTAGTGCATTTACACCAGTTGCAGTTTTATTTAACGCATCTGCGTCAAGGCCTTGATTATATCTAGTTACCCCTGTTCTAGACTCTCTAACTGTATCTAAATATTCTAATAATGGGAAGGCTTGTTGAGATAATGATTGCGATTGCATAGGCATCATTACTTGACTTGGTGGTTGTTTAGTTCTTACAACACCCCCTGGTCTTGAAGTTAATAAGTCATCCAAATTAACCATGCCATCCATTACAGCAACTCTATTATTATTTGTTAAATACATATTATCTAACAACTGTCTCATCACTGTAGATTTAACTAATTGAACATCCTCAACTAACTCTGCAACACTTCTTCCATAAAATCTGTGTGGCATAGGAATTGGTGTTAAACTACAAAACGGTATGGAGTCGCAAACCATGTTTTCTAAAATTGTATATCCACCTTCACCAGCTACAATAACTTTTCTTAATTCGGCTACGCCATCACCATCCATATCGGCTCTAACATAGCACTCAAAAATTTCTATCTCTTGAGTCGATTCATCAGGTGCATCATTAAAAGGTGTTTCATCAATATCGCTATACCTAGTTAATCTTTCATCATCTAATAAAATATTATTAGTTGTTGGAAGATCCTCTACAATATCTCTATCGTAACCCATTTCAATAAGTTCACTTCTAGTTTTAGTAACTTTGTGAGCTACAAAAGAAGCCTCATCAATAGACTTTGCTGTTCTTTGAATTAAAAATTCTTCAGGTGGAATATTTTCTATTTTAACTTTACCACCTTTTGATGTTCTTTTAATTTTACAATTATAAAGCATTGGAGTAGGAATTTCTTCAACTACTTGGCCTTGAGCCTCTGCCATTTTTTTTGCAAATTCTATTTGCTCTTTAGCGTTTTGATCTTCAAAAGACTCTTCTTCAACTATCTCAACATTCTCATCATTAATTAATAATTGATATTCTTGTTGATTTAAATTTTCGTAAGTTTCTTGCTCAACCTTTTCGCTATCATCCCAATAAACTTTAACTATGCCATTCTTTTCTAAAAGAGCATCTTTAAACCATGTGTAAAGGATAGAAAAACCATTATTATCTTTGTTAAAAATATAGTTAATATAGTTAGTTGCTTGAACAGATAGAGGTTTATCTTCTGGTCTTACAGGCTCACATTTAACTACTCTATCACTACCTGTGAATATTCTTAATAAGTTAGGTAAAATAGTTTCAATAGTGTCAGCTACATCTGTACTTACCACTTGGCTACGACCATCAATCTCTGTACCTAATTTATCTCCCATATAATACTCAAGAGATTTCTTTCGGCCTGCCGATAACGCACCACCCATATAACCTTGAGCATTGTCTATTTCACTTTGTATTATTCCTCTTAATTCTATTTCTGATATTTTTGCCATATTTTTTAAACTATATAATTTGTTTCTATTGGAACTTCTTCACTCCAATCAGAAGTTTGTAATCCTTGCCCTACAATACCAGTTCTAAAACTGTCTGCGCAGTGTGAGGCGTAATTGTGTAAAGGTTTATTTCTAAATGTTTGGTTTTTATCATCATATCTTTTTTGATATGCTTTCAAGTATTCAACGGCTGTGCCACATCTACTTTTATCAAACCAACAATTTTGTAAGTTTTTTCTTACTGCCTCTATACCATCTTCAACACTTACTTTTGGTGCTACCTCAAAATGAATACCTAATTCTAAAGCACTATCTAATCTTGATTTTCCAAAATTTCCTAGTTCCCTAACTTTAATATCATGAGGGGCTATGTGTTTTGAGTAATCTTCTGAATATGGTTTATTATTTAAAACATCAATATAATGATCTAAACCAAATCCACTATTCTCATAATAATCTATTAATCTTATTTCACCTTTATGCTTTTGAACAAACCATATTGAAGTGCTATCGTTCAGCCCTAAATCCCACCAGGTTTCTACATCAAGGTTATCATCAAAAGGAACATCCCCTATTCTACCTTCTTTTGCTAGACCTTCTAAAATATTTCCATAATACGATCCTGTGATCGCAGCATTGAATGAACACTCAAACTCTTGCTCATACAAGTCTTTTGACATAACGCCTTTTGCAGCGTCTAATTCTTCTTGGTCTAAAATTTTTGTTTCACTAGCTTTGAAAACGCATGAGTACCAATCTTTAGTTTCTTTAGCATTTTCATATAATTGATAGAAGTAGTTTCTACCTTTTGGTGTTCCGATAAATACACACCAACCTTTTCTATCTGCTAATGCAGGTCTTATAATCTCTGGAAATATAGTAGGTTTAATGCTTTGAGTTTCATCAAATACACATCCATCTAAACTTATTCCCCTGATCGCTTGATCATTTTCTGCACCTAATATTGTAATCCTACTTTTATTAGGTAGATCGCATCTTAATTCTGACTCATTAAACTTAACGCCAGGAATTTTTCCAGCGTATGTTTTTATATAATCCCATGCGGTCAGCTTTCCTTGTTTGAAAGTCGGCGATAGAAACACATATCTTGAGTTAGGCAAAGGATTAGTTAAGGCATCCTTTAGCATGTGATTGATCATGGCTACTGTTTTTCCAGCCCTTCTGTGAAGGACAAGAACATTGAAACGGTGCATATCAATTTTTTTATGCAAAAAATTTTGTAATTCTCTTGGTCTATATGGAATAGTAATATTTGGCATTTTTAAAACAAACCCCCCCTAATGCAGTGTTTCTCCATGAGGTAAGGTTGATAAAGATTCTATTCCTAAATCATTCATTATTTGATGAGAAAAGAAATTACATTCTTTAAGGTTATTAAAACCATCAAAGTGAACAATCACACTATTAGTGGACTCCATCACATAAACAATAGCCGTATAACCCATTTTTTTATCATCAAATTTTTTCATTTTAGTTTGGTAATAATGCTTTAAAAAGTTCTAATTCTTTGTCGGATATAGTGCCTCTCATAGACTCCATGTTTTTAGCTACTTCTTTTTTACTCATGTCTTGTAGCTTTTTTAATTTTTTCTTTTTTTCTTCTTCGCTAATGTCTTTTCCAGCCATTTTTTCTCCTATGTAAATTTGTTAATCTATTTGTGTGAAACTTCCCTAAACTTTTAAGCTAGGCTCAAAATTATTTCGGTGTGTGGCCTTCTCACAAAACCCCCCAAAACCCTAGTAAATAATGGGAAAATGATTGTTAGTCATTAAACCTTTATCAAAACACCAATAAAATCAATGTTTATTTAATAATTGTATCTAATCAATATAGATGTTGCATTTATGTCACACATTTTTTATAGAAATTACAACTATAAGCGTTCATGTGTTAGGTTTGCGTAATCTACGGATAATATTAATATTTATTCATATAAAACAATACTTTTACTTATCCCATTTAACAACAAGAGGACTCTTATCATCACCAATTAAAGCCAAACTGTCCTTTTTAGCGTAATATTTCGGTGCTAATCGTTCTGATTTCCACTTTGCTAGATCAATATAAGCCTTAACTAAATGAGTTTGACCTAAATCTGTTTTTTCTTTTGTTTTACTATTAATAAGGCTTTCATTTATCAATTCCTGTGCATCTGAAAGAAGGTATTCGATTCCGTCTTGTTTTGCCTTTTCATAATCTTGGCGTAATGTTGGATATTTGGAGATATTATTCATCCATGATCTAAATGTAGCCCAACAAGGCCTATCTTCCTTCTTATTTTGTGGAGATAAACATGACCGAATAGATTGACCAATAGCCAATTCTTCCATGATGTCCTTGATTACTTCTTTTTTAAATTTTGTTTTATTTGCCATATTTCTTATGTTTTTAATGGGTTGTAATTGAGTTATCATTGACTTATAAGTATCTTATGATTCTTTATTAATTCGAATCAAGGAGAGAAAAATGAACAAACAATTAATGAAACCTTATTCTATGTTTAAGGTTAATATAGTTCCTCTTTATAAAAATAGAGAGAAATTTAAGTTTGGTCTAAAGTGTAGGAAAGTGTTTAAAACGCTTAAATTACACCAATTAAGGCCAATAGAATCTAAATATTAAAGCATATAAGGGCATTTTGTAGTAATTGGAGAGAGAGAATCAAAGACTATTAAATAGCCCTTATATATAACCTACTTCTAATTGTGGTAAATGAAAAAACCTTACTAGATGTAGTGTATCCCTTTTTACATCATTAAATCTTTATTTGTCAAATAATTAAAAAAGTTAATTGACTCTCATCAATAATCAACTTAATGTCAATGATATGTCAATTAATATAAATAAAAAGGAGAGCAACATGACAAGAGAACAAGAAAAACAATCATTAAAAGAAAGTTCAAATATAGTTGAACAAACTTTTAAAAACCTAGAAAAAACAAATACAATAGATGATTTTGTTAAAGATAATAATATTACTATTGTTAATGAGTATAGTGATTCAAATCCTCACATGGAAAGACAAGATATGAATCATTACAAAGTCACTTTAAAAAGAAAATACAAATTAAAAGGTAATCATTTAGACACTAGATATGGTCATAAGCAAATGACTATATTTTTTAGTCAAGGTTATGGAATAGATAGAGAACCTACGGCTAGTGGTGTTCTTGAGTGTTTAAGAAGTGATTATAGTTGTTCAAGGGATGGATTTAATGATTTTTGTGATAATTGTGGTTATGACAACGACTCAATTAAAGCTAAAAAAACATTTACAACCATTGAAAGACAATCAAGAAGATTAAAAGCCTTTTTGAATGATAGTCATGAAAGCAACTTCTTCACAATGGGTACTTTTAAATTCAATCAATTTTTAGATTGTGAGGCATAAATGATCATATTTTTATTATTAGGATTCACCCTTATAGGCCTTATGGCCTATTTAGGCATAAAAGGAACTAATGAAATAATTGATTATCATAACAATAGGAGAGATAGATGAATAAATGTAAAGATTGTAGTAGTGAAGAAGGAACTTTGTTAAAAGATTTTGATAATTCAAAAAATTATAGTTGGTATGATCTCTCACAAATGAGTGAAGTTTGTGCTAGTTGTGGAAGTGAAAACATAGAAAAAGGAGAGAATGATGTCAATATTAGTTGATCCAAATGATTTAAGGTATGACAAAAGACCAAGAAAGAATCCACAATATAGAAAAAAGATTACCAATGATAAGGGTATTTCTTTTAATGTAATCTTGAGTAAGGAAGGGAAAGCAAAATATATTACCTTTTATGATTTAAGATATAAAGATAAACCTTTTTTTAGTAAATATGGTCAACAAGTAGCCAAGTATTACATGAACACCTTATTAGGTAAAGATGGCTATGGCTCTATTAAAAATAGAGGTTTAGACCTTTATGGTGGTGTTGATGATTGGTATATAGACTCTAATGCCTCAAATAAGCTAATTAATTGGATAGAAAAAACAAAACATAAATTAAATTAAATATATTTCTTAAGGTCTTTATTTGCGTATCTACAAACGCTTTTTAAGGCCTTGAGATACATATACCGTAGTTTCTCATGGCTAACATCCAAATACATTTTTTTAAGTTCCCTATAAGACTTTCTATGTGGAAAGTTCCTCAAATATATAAGTTCTCTATCTTCCTTTGTAGCGTCTAGCATAACGGTGGCCACAAAATCATATATAGTAATTTGCCTAGAAGTTAGGACAATCTTCATTTTACCCTTATAGGAGTAACTGGAATTTTGAATCGTTTCTTTAGTTTCTCCAATTCCATATAAATCATCAATAACTTTAAACATTGAAGGAGTCCTTCTATTAGACACTTTTGGTAATTTACCATCAACAAAACTAGCAACACTTAAAAATCTATCTAATTGGTCTATGGTTAAAAAATTAGTTATCATTCTTATACTTCTCCTCTAGGTAAGTGTTAAATCTATCTTTTGATAGTTTCTTTTGTAATTCTCTATTTGTCTTTGACTCCTTGTAGGCTTTGTAATTCTTTTTTCTTTTCTCAATAGCGTTGGAGTAATTAAAATTCTTTTTCTTTGCAATATTAGTAATTGCTTTAGCAATTATATTTTTATCTATATAAGTTGTCATTTAATTTACTTCCTTAAGTATATATAACTATGTCTATATTAAGAGGGTATTTTGATACACCCAAAAAGGTAAATCCCCACACCCAATTCACTTTATTTTTTAACCATGTTGATAACATTCCCAATTTGTTTATTAATTTGTGGATTGTTTTTTTTCTTTTTAGCTAATGCAATCTTTCTACGCTTATTAGTATTATGTTGAATATATTCTTGCATCTTTTCTTTATCAAAAACATAATGGTTGGTGCCGTTATCCACCTGCTTTCTAGCAAGAAGGCCAAATAGGGTAAGTCTATCCAAAAACTTCGTTAATGTCCTTCTACACCCTATCCCTGTTCTTTGCATAAGGTATTTATGGCTTATCCTACATCCATGAGGGGCATTACGAAAAGAATAACAAATTAAATAGATTAATTTCTCATGACTATTTAAAACCTTATTGTTTAATAAT